CCCACCGCTATCACTATGCGGACGTGGATCAGGAATAATACGTGCTTCTCTATAAGCCGCGTAGGCTCTGAGATAGTCCAGATGACAGGGTCGAACCCGTCTGGAAACTTCCTGACAACCATCCTCAACGACACGGTGCAGGACATAGCCATCCTCCTGTCAACATCCCGCCATGTTGCTACCAACCACCGTAGTCTTGTGAACATGGAGCCGTACCGACCAGCGTCCGAGTTCGTTGATAGTGAGGAGATTTATGAGGCACAGTTCAACGTCTACGACTATGAACAATCGTATCAGATTAGTCTTTTATACGAGCTCGTGACGTACGGAGACGATGGGTTGATGTCAGTGTCATTACTTCTCCAGTATGACACCCGGTCCCTGGCGATTGCCACAAAGTCCCATGGCTTTGCGCTCACCAATGGTGACAAGACAGATCCCTACATCTTCCCCCAACCACCGAAGCCCCTAACGGAGTGCTCGTTCTTGAAACGAGGGTTTCGACTAGATGGGACTGTGTGGAGGGCACCTCTGACCCTTGCTTCCATATACCAGAGTATGGGTTGGAAGCGCAAGGGCTCCTCGGATGAAGACAGAAGCCAGGTATTCCCGAATGCCATGCTTGAATTTGCCCTCCATGGGAAGGAGGTATACGACTACGAGTCAACGCGCGCCTTTGATGAGTTCATGATGGAGGGACGTAACCCCGTCGCGATGAACTATGATCAGGCCATAGCTAGAGTCTCGGAGGCGGATGTTAGTATGTACTAACTTCCCCCTACGACCACCATGTCTGTAAACTGGTTGGTACCTAGTGTGCCGTAAAAACACGCGGGGGGCAATATTGCCCCCCATCCGACCCCCAAGTCATTAAACTGGTTGCTAACGCGTAAAAGACTGGGTAGTCTATAAACTACTGTAAATACCGAGAGGGACTCGCGCACCTACCTGGCTACTTTGTGCAGAGTATAAGCCGTTTTAACACTTATGGATCATGTAAAAACAAACACCGACACCCACGCTGTCACTAAATTCGTGGAACCTGTTGAGATCACGTCTATGAAGGCCGATTTCCATTCGGTGGAGGCAATACCCGCATCTGAGGTTGCATCCATCGCGGACTTTCTAGCACGCCCAGTGCTACAGTACAATACCTTTTGGGAAACCACTGACTTTCCCAATCATGAGCTCATACCATTGGGGGTTGGGCTCCCGAGCGACGGATTTTTGAGAACCAACCCAATGTTTGTCGACAAGTTGAAGGGCC